TCTACCAACATCAGTATACAACTCTACATTACCTGTTGTTGGGAAATCAACTGCTAATGTTAAGTAAAAAGTTTGACTATTTACAATTGTATTAGCATTAGCACCAGTGTAACCTGTAATTGTGATTTCAGTACCATTTACATAACTTATGTTATTTGCTACTGTCATTATAATTGGAGTAGCATTAGATAAGGCGTAAATATCAACTGCTAAACTACCTTTGCTTGTCCATGTAAGATTACCTAATCCATCTGTTTGCAGTACATAACCATTTAGTCCACCGCCTAATTTAACATTAGAAACATTACCAAGACTTATTAAGCCACCTGCGTTCGCACCTTTATTGACCCAACTTGCAGTGGTCGAATCATATGCTAAAACTTCTCCATTAGCAACATTACTTAAATTAATGTTAGCATTGGCACTACCATCAATTTGACTAAAACTGATAGTTGAATAACTTGTTAAAACTTCAATGTTTTGAGGTGGGGTAGTACCAATAAACAGCCTATTTACATCACTTGCCCAACCTAATTCAGCATCAGATAATTGAGGTAAATCTACAAGATTTCCTGTTCGGTGTTGAATTTTTGAAATTTGTACTATAGCCATAGGTGTAATCTTTTAATATTACACTTATTTATGCTTTTAGCTTATAGGAAACTGGAATAGTATTGCTCTAAACGCTGAAACCATTTATCTGACCAGCTGTCAAATTCATTACCTTCAATAATAAATTCCTGATATACATTATCAGCAGTACACATAAAAATAACACCTTTACGGATTTTAGTCCCGTATAGTTCATTATGTGCATTAGCATATGCTGCAAGTTGTAAAAAATAATCACCAATCCATTCTTTTTTCTTAAACTTGTTAGATTGTTTGTGATCCATTATTGCTTCAGTATTATTGTGTAGACCTACTAAATCAGTCGTACCTGCATAAACTTGAGGAAAATATAGTGATACCTCTGTGCCCCAAAATTCATTACAGTTTACTAATCCTTTAGTAATAATACTTTGTGCCATTTTATGGCTTTGAATACTATATGGATTACTGCCAGGCTCGCCTGTTTCCCCAGTCTTTATGTAATTTTCTAACCACTTATGCATCCTTGTACCACGACCTGCTGCTTCTGTTGTTATTTGCTGTGCTTGTTTTTCTCCAACTCTAGCTTTCCATTCTCTTAATGCCCTTTTAGCTTCTTCAGGTTTAGTGGCATCTAAAATGGTTGTAACAGAAGGTAATTTTTCTCCGTCAGGTGTTAAATATTTTCTAGAACCATTTACAGTAACTTTTTCAAATACTTTATAATTAAATTTGTTTGGATTATACATTATACTCTAAAACTTTCTCCACACCCGCATCTATCTTTTTCATTTGGATTGACAAACTCAAATCCTTCGTTAAGCCCTTTTTTAACATAATCAATTGTCATCCCATTCAAATACACACTGCTTTTTGGATCAACAAATACTGAATATGGGTTTACAGGAATTTCAATATCGTTTATATCTTTCTTGTCTACATATTCTAACACATAAGCAAGACCACTGCAACCTGTTGTTTTAACTCCAATGCGTATTCCCAAACCTTTTCCTCTTTTTGACAAATTAGTTTGTATTTTTTCTTTTGCTACTTCTGTAAGAGTTAGCATAAATTAAGTTCCTTTTTAATATTGTTAAAAACTTTATGTTCAATAGTTAGTGACAATCTTCTTTCTCTATTTAAACTATAATTATATAACAAAACTTCATGCATGTCAAACAATAATTCAGCAAACTCATCCTTAGAAAATTCGTTGAGCCTAGCAATTTCATTTAATATTTTTTGAAATCTCAAATCATCATCTAAGGTATCATCGTAAGATTCATCAATCCATTTATCAAATGTTTTATATCCTATGTCTTTTAAATACTTTAAAGTTTTTGGTTGACCTATTATAACAAAGGGTTGCATTGTTACTATAGGTTTCCAAATCTTTTCATTTATTTCATGTAAGTCATGTGAAAAATGAAAAAAACTCATAGGTATAATATTGAGTGAACAGGCTTTATGAAAATCATAATTTACAAGTGCTGCTATTTCTTCTTTTATACCATTATTATGAAGTATTTCATCATCATCTAATATCTTTGGTTCAACAGTAATTTTTTTATTACCTTCATAAAAGAAACCATATCCAATTGATTGTAGGGTGTTTTCAGTGTACCCATTCAATAGATTAATATAGTGATAAAACTTTAGCCTGTGTATTCTAGGCTTACCTCCTAGATACAGGAACTTGTATTGTCGTTTAGTTTTGTTTAAAATTTGATTACTAAGATTGACACCTTCATATCTAGTTTCCCAAATATTATTAAATAAACCTTTATAACCTTTTTTGTTTAGTTGTGCAGGAAGTTTATAATTACTATCCATATAAAGTAAATTGTCTTTATCTATTTGTAAAGCATCAATTGAATTTTTACATAGATTTATAATGTTTACATCGATAGGATAATCATATTGATTTGTTTTTGAGTATCGTAAACCAAATGCTTCATTATCATTATTAATTATTAATTTAGCGAATCCTGACCGTAAGTCATTTAAAATATCTTTAGGCCATAAATCTAAATTTTTGTACCAATCAAAACGGTTTATAGTACCTAAAATAACATAAGGTTCAGAAATTTTTGTAGATATTATATTGACTTTATCAGAAATGTTGTACATCATTCTTAACAAATAAGAATAACGAAACCAATCTATAGATTCATTGTTTGGAATTGTATAGGGTATGCCTTTATATAAATTAAAGGGCAATAAATTCATGTTTTACTTTAAGGCTTTTTTAGCCATCGATTTCACAATTTTTTTACTTTGGTCGTCCGAAGTATCAGGAGCTTCTTGCTCTTTACCTTTCCACATCACCTCATCTGCTTTTATATTTGCAATAAAATTATCTAGTGGAGGTTCTTTAATCATCTTATAGAGTTTCTTTTTATCTATAAAAACTCCATTATCCTCAAGGTATGAAAGGAAACTATCAGCACTGATGCTTTGCTTGAAGTTATCAGCTTTATATTGATTGTATAACTTTTGAGTTAATGCTAATAAATTGATAACTTCACTAGTTTCTAATTCACTCAAAAACATGTTAACGCTTTGAACGACCTACTGCTGCCTCAGGTTCATCCATTTCAGGTTCAGGAGCTTCAATGTCTACATCAATTTGTTCTTCACTATCCATGTCACCCATATCATCCATACCCAAATCACCACCCATGTCTGCACCCGCGTCCATTCCGCCTAATCCAGCATTACCACCTACGCCTGGAGTCAAACTATTTCTTGCAGCTTCCATTGTTGTTTTTGCTGCTGTAAGTGCTGCTTGTAGTTGAGTTAATGATGTTGTTGCTTGTTGGTTGAATTGGTCAGCTTCATTAACACCAATCTCGCTTTCAATACTTGTTTTGAGTGCTGGTAGTTCTTTAACTAACATGTCGCTTACATCTTCAATCATTTTTTGCATACTGTCAACCATGTCTTGGGCAGCCAAAATTGTTTGAGACTTATCAACTTCTTCGTTTTCAACAATGATTCTACCACTATACTCAGGACGACTTAAAAGATCGGTACGGTGTGTGCTTAATGCCTGCTCCATGAATACAAGTTTCATATAAGCATGACTCTGATGGTCATACTTACCTGACTGTTTTGCTTCCTTCATCAAGCTACGAATTTTTTGTAGCATTTGCACAGTTTCTTGTAGCCCAAGTTTATCTAATTTGAGGCTTACACTGTATTGGTCTTTTAGTGCTTGACTTGCAACTCTTTTACTATCAAAATCAAAATCTGTTAATTTCATGGTTTTTTCCTGAAGTTATGTATTATTTATCTTGGACAGCGGATTTTGCTTGTTCCAACTGCTTTAAATTGTAATTCATGGACTCTAGTGTATAAGTGGATAATTCTCTAATAACTGATTCATGTTTAAGTTTATTTTCTATAAGTTTAGTCATTTTAATCATGGCTAGTTCGCTATCCAATGATTTTTTAAGCGATTTTTCTTGTAACTTTGTTTCAAAAATTGTGCTTTGCAGTATTCTATCAAGTTGGTCTACTCTATTTGCTTGGTAAAACTTTTGAGTCTTATCGTAATAGCACCACGCCAAAGCATTTTTTAATGTGTAAAAGTTTTTATTTAAACTTGAATCTTTTTTAGTAACAACATAGTTGTTTCTACTTTGTTTTTCAACGATGTATTTAAAGTAAACTTCATAGGTGTTTTCTGATAATTTAAAAATCATAAGATTTTTAAGCTTATCAATGGTAGACCTACCCATTACTTTAAAGAACTTTTGTTCTAATTCAGCTTCAGTTAAGTTCTGTGATTTCAAAGTATATGTTCCTTAATTCCTCGCTTGTGTCTAGGTAACTAGGTAATTTTTCCCATTCGGTACCTACTTTTAACATTGGTACAAATTCACAATCATTATATAGCTCACCTAATTCAGTAATACCATCGTTAAATACACCATAATGTGCAATATTAAAAGAAAATTTCCAACAAGGGACATTCGTTTCATTATTCATCTCAAACAAAAACCCAAAATCATAATCAGAAAAGCTTTCTACTATAACTTTTTCAGGAGTAGTAATTTCTTCTGGTTGACTTCGTAATCCTATAATTTGAAGTATCGTGTCTAAATTATTTTGTTGATTTCTTTTAATTGTCCATTCTTGAAGATTAGTTTCTACAGCAGGTTTAGGACGGTTTATTACCCCTGTTGCAGTAATATCATACAAAGTATAACAAGTAATCTTATAGCTCATATTTGTATTTACAAAAATAAAAAGCCCGAGAATAAATCTCGGGCCTTTGTTGTAATCAAACTAAAGATTAGTTTGTAAATGTTGCTGTTGCGGCTGTTGTTACAGCATAACCTAAAGCTGTTGTTAATGCTGCATCTAAGTTTCCACCATTTGTGAAATCCCATGCATCTACAGGATAGATAGCAACTGCTAATGTATCTGTATTTCCACCAACTTCAGTAAATTCATAGATATGCATTGTAGCTAACTGCTCAATTGTTTGGAAAGTCTTAGCAATGTCAGCACCTGTTGGTGTAGCAATACCAGTAAATGTGATTGTACCGAATGCTAGCTTAGGACCTTGTGGTTGTACTGTAGCACCACTCTCTACTGCATTTAAACCGCTGTTTGTGTATGATGCACTGTCTAACCATTGTACTGGTAGAAAGTCGCCATTTGTTTTTGTAAATTGTGCCATTTTTCAATTCCTTTATGTTGTGAGCCGAAGCTCTAAACTTATTTATGCCAATTGAAAAAAAAATATGGTCTTAGGCTCGGCCTGCTAAATTTTGCGCTGAGAAACCCATACGGTCTACAAACTTTAGACCTTGACTTACAAAACCTTCTTGTGTCCGTGTACCGTCTTGTAAATATCCCTGTACAGGGGCACTTTCTGCTGCTTTGTTTAACTGCTTTACAGTATCCATTTTTAAATTATAGAGTGCTATCCAAATAGCAAAGGCTCCTATTAATCCTTGTTTATTAGATTGAAAATGCTGTGTAAGTTTTTCACGCATTTTTTCAGTCATTGGTCTACTGTTAAAATACTCCATAAACCCACCTAACAAGTTGTCTAAGTTTTTAGAAACTATTTTTTTATTAATATAAGTGGTAAAAAGTGTTTGAAAGGTGTTTGCAGCTTGTGGGGCAGTATTCATAAGTTGGTCTACTGCCTGACCATACTTAGAAATTTCATTTTGTGCTTTTTTTACTAATGATGCATTTAATTTTAAATTTGGTGTGATCGGCATTTTAGCAGGGACTATAGCAACATTGCTATTATTTTTTAGATTTCCTATTGTTCCATTTAACGGAGTAGCTTCATCTGTTGTAACAGCATTAGGTGGTATATATTGATGAACAACTATTCCAGCCTGTTTTCCTTGTAAAAACTTACCTATATCACTATTAACATCTACTGTATATGCTATACCATTAGGATTAGCTTTAAATTTGTATAACCCATTTTGATCTTGTAACGGTTGACTAAAGAGCAAGTCTCCCCAATAGTACCCTTTACTATTATCTGATTTTTGCAACCCTGGCCATATCTCAGCAATAAGTTGATGTAATTGGGATCTATTTACATCTCTTGCAATATCATACTCAGCAAATTGCTTTGGACTATAAACATTTCGTCCTGTTCCATCTTTTTTGTTAAACATGTGTTTGTCCATAATAGAAAATTTTCCATTAGGACCTCTACCAAATATTAATGCAGGATACCCGTCCCATTTAATTGTAATTTTTCCAGGGTCCTGAACAGTTTTAACTATTGCATCAACAGCACTATTTGCTCCTTGACTAGAGCCTAAAAATACTAAATCTTCGGGATGATCCAAATGTCCTTTAGCTTCATTAATTTGTGTCAATGATTGCAGTTTATTGTCTAACTCACGCAAAAATTCAGCAATCATAATTACACTTTCATGTTTTTAATATTTTTAACAATGTTTACCCATCTAGTTCTATCAATTTTGTGAAGCTGTTGTAAACTTTTGTCTATTATATGTTGTAAGTCATCTCCATTAGCACCACCTACCATTCTATCAATTACATCTGTAATCTTTTCTGTACTTGCTGAAAGATCCTTTTTTCCTGTACTTGAAAGAGACACACTATATAATAGTTTTCCAAGCTTTGCTATCTCATCGTCTGGTGTACCATTAAGTAAATTTGCAGAAATAGTTCTAATCTGATTATTAATTTGAGTCTTGTATTTGGATAAATCAGTGTCTTTCATATGCTTGTTTACAACATCAAGCAAAAACTTTTGTGTAGTTCTAGGTTTAGCAGGGTCTATAAGACCACTGCTTTGTGCATTATCTAAGGCACTTGAAATTTTATCTACAAACATATCACGAAAAGTATTGGCAGTGGTAGATGACAACTTGTTCATCATTGATTTGTCAATTTGCCTACCAATAAAGTCGCTTATAATGCCTTCAGTAATATCAGTTGTTTTCATCACTTTTCCTAAACGATTTTGAAAATTTACCTGTATCACGGGTTTTTATAGCATTTAACAACTTGCGCTCCAACACCTCAGCTTTTTCGCTATTATAACGCTTTTCAATTAACTCTAATAGATTAATTGCGCTGGTAATGATATTGCTAGCTTTGCTTTCAATAAGATAACTTACATCCTTTTGTTCACCTAAAGCATTAAGTTCCTCTAGCAAACTTTTCGTTTTTCTTTGCATGATAAAATCCCTATCTAATATTTAGTCAAAATGACAATTTTGGATCATTATTTTGTTTAATACTAGCTAGTAGACCTTTTAAAGCAGCACTTTTTACTTCAAATTTAGCGTTTGTTGGACTACTTTCTGATACAGTTGCGTCATCTGTAGTTGGTCCACGCTTTAACTTTTGCATAATATCACTTGCACTAGGCATAGGAGCATTATGTCTATAACCATCATCTGGATTAGGATCACTAATTCTTAGTGTATTAATGTCAAAATCTAGTTCAACTTTTTGTCCAACACCACTACTACTTCTAGTTTTCATAAGCTGAACTTGATACTTACCACGCTCACGCATACTTCGGCTTGTTAAGATACCAAACACATTATCTGCTGTGTTAATCTTACTGATACCACCACTAATATGACTATGGTCAAACTCAACTTCTTCCACAGCAGCACGGTTTAACTGACTTGCTGTTACAAACAATATGTTTAATTCTTTTGCTAAATTACGCAATTCTTCACTTACATATTTGTCTTTAACAAACAAATCACTAGGGCTTACTTTTACACTAACAGGCATCAATAAGTCCAAATAATCTACACATAGAAAATCAAGTTTTATACCTGTTTGTATCTGCAATTCTTTACAATATGCTCTTATATCATTAACAGTTGATTGAGCTGGTAAATATTTGATTCTGAATTTACCAGCTTTTTTAGCAATCATTTTGATTTTCATTTCAACATTATCAATTTCTTTAAAAATCTCTCTACTGTTTATATCGGTCATCATACTATCAATACGCATACTACATAGACCTTCATTAAGTTCTAATGTAATATAAGCACCATTTAAACCTTTTTGTAACCAGTTTACAGAAAGATTTTGCATAAACAAACTCTTACCTGATCCACTACCACCTGCAAAAATTTGTAATTCGCCTCTGTTGAAACCGCCGTATAATTTGTCATCCAGTGCAGGCCACCCTGTACTAATCTGACCGTTATTTGATTTTAAGGCTAGTAATCTACCTTTAGGATCAGCAAAATAATCTGTACCCATATCACGCTGTAGACTTATCTGTACAGCATCTTTAATTAATTTTTCTATTACACCAAAGTCTTTATCTGCTTTTTCTAATAAGTCTGCACCTTTAAGAATCGCTCGTTCAATTTCTTGTCTTTTTGTAAAATGCTCAAATTCTTGTAAGAACCATTCTGTATGTTTTTCAGACATTTCAGGCATAGGTTCAACATCAACACCAGTTATTGCTTTAATCTGA